TGCCGAGACTGATAGGTGGGTATCGACATCGGATTTTATTTTGAGGGTTGGTGCTTGTCCCCTGCCCTCTTTTAGTTTGAAAATTTATAAAGAAAGGCGGGTTTTTTATCACTGTAAAAAAAAAAGCAGTAGCAAAACCAAAGGCAGAAAAAATAAAATACACCTGCCTTAGTTGTGGAATAGAAAAAAATAGTGACCAATTTTTTACTTCTAAGTGGTCACAAAATTGGAATTATTCAGATAAAAAAGTCCTAGTGTGTAAGGAATGTATAGGCAAAAGGTTTAATGAATTAAGCAACAGATATGAATCTGATAAAACGGCACTTTTGCTATGTTGCTATGTATTAGACGTTCCTTTTTACGCAACGCTCTATGAAAGTATAGTAGAAAACAATTCTATATTCAGCGTAGGTTTATACATGCGTCAACTTCAACTAGGACAATACCAATTTAAAACCTTTTTGAACACTTTGGTAAGTGATGAACTTTTTAAAACTAACAGAGATGTTAAAGATGAAGTTGAGGCTAAATGGAGCAAATCCGATAAACAAAATATGAATTTTTCTATTGGTGTTGTTGGGTATGACCCGTTTGATGATTGTGGCATGACTCAAGCAGACCGTAAATATTGTTTTAATATTTTGGCTGGATACTGTGATTCTGATGGAATACAAGACGATGGACATAAAATACAAAGTGTAGTTCAGATTACACAGTCACAATTACAGTGTCGTAAATTAGACGAATTTATAAATGCGGAATTGTTAAGTGTACATCCTGATGAAAATCGTATAAAACATTTAACTGCAACAAAAAAGCAATTACTCGACAGTATAGCGAAAATAGCGCAAGACAATAACTTATCTTCTGCCTATAATAAAAACTCAACCGTTGGAGTTAATACTCTATCAAATAAAATGAAAGAAATGTTACAACTTGGATTCGATGACGCACAAGTTAATCTTTTTGATATTAAAACCTGTGACGCTATGAAACAAATAGCGGATTTAAGCAATCATAGCATTTTAGAGCAGTTGACTTTTGATAGTAATGATTATACGGATATGTTAAAAGAACAAAGGGAAATGATTTTAAAATATGAAGATGATAATTTGAATTTGCAAGAAGAAAATCGGCTTTTAAAAAATCAAATACTCGATTCAACAACAAAGAAAAGGTAGGTGGTTGATATGAATATATTAATACCTATGACTAAAAAAGAGTTAAGTCAAAGAAAATTAAAAGCATATGACGATATGTGTAACATTATTAATTGGGGAAGAAAACATCCAATAAAATTCGCAGAACATTTTTTTGGCTTATCTTTAATTGATTACCAGAAGCTTGCAATGATGGAAACTTGGGCAGTCCCATATGCACTGTGGCTTGAATGTCGTGGTGCTGGAAAAGACATATTGGCTGCTGTATATTTTCAAACAAAAATGTTATTAATTCCAAACTACATGTTATATATATCTTCAAACTCGGCAGCTCAGTCTGCGGAAAGTTTTCAAAAGCTTGAAAGCATAGCATTGAAACGTATCCCCTCTTTTAAAGACGCAACAGATGTTTTTGCGAATGAAATTGATAAAGGCGCAAATAGTGAAACTGGATTTTTACATAATCCTGCCGGATATAAATTTAGATTATATAATAATTCTCAAATGGTTACATTGTCATCTAATATTGAGGGAAATCGTGGTAAGCGTGGGGCAGTGTGGTTTAATGAAACCGCATGGAATACGGCTGAAGAATTAGCGGTTATCGAAAACTTTGCCAACGTAGATAGTAGTTTTTCCACATCTGTAAATAAAAATAGAAAAATTGACCCCATACAAATGCCTTTGCAGTTATTATATACGTCTAGTGCAGGAGATGTCAGTTATCCATTTTTTGAAAAATATAAAACATTTGCAAAAAAAATGTTTTTAGGTAATAAAAGTTACTACTGTATCGACCTTGATGCCCATGACGTTTTACACTATTCCACATTAGATGGGAACCCAATCAAATCTCATTTATCAGAAGCCCAAATTAAAAAAGCAATAGAAGAAGACCCTGACTTATCAGATCGTGAACTTTTTAATAAATTCAGGAAAGGTTCAGGTATAAATGCCGTAGTTACTATGGATGCATTAATTAGGAATTCTAAATATAGGGTTCCTCTTTTATATAATGATACAGGCAAGAAAAAATTTATATTTTGTTACGACCCCGCTAGAAACTTTGACGGGAGTATACTTGCTATTTTCCAACTAATAAATGATAAAAATGTTGGATATAAGCTTAGAGTAGAAAATGTTATTTCTATGGTAGATAACTCTACAACTAAGAAAACGCCATTACCTATGCCTGAACAGTTGAAAATAATTAAAAAACTAATGGTTAAATATAATGGTGAACGTGCGGCTCAATGGGAGAATATTGAGTTTTATATTGATGCTGGTTCTGGTGGTGGTGGGATTTCTGCCGTAGCAGATCAATTGATGGAAGACTGGAAAGATGATTTAGGTCAAGATTATAGTGGGATAATTGACCCATCTCATAAGCAATATGAATCTGCTAGAAAAAAATATATGGGTGCAATGCCTATAGTTCATCTTATTGACCCGCAAGGATATAAGAAGATACTATTTGATGCACTCGGAAAAATGGCAAAATTAAACTTAATTGAATTTACAGCTTATGATAATAAAGATTATATTTTGATTGAAAATAAAGATGGCGAATTTGATCGGCATGACTTATCTGATGACGAGCAGTTGGTTCTAATGCAAATTGAACTAATGAAAAACGAAACATCATATATGTGCAGGTATGATACCCCCAATGGCGGTGTCACATATGAATTAGCGAAAGATAAAAAAGGAAAAATGCATGATGACAGACCGTATACCCTTGCTATGGGGGCATATGCATTAGCTTTATTAAGACGTGAAGATTTATTGGATTTAAAAACAAAATCTATAGACCTATCTCAGATTCCGTCTTGTGTATCATCTGTAGATTTCTAAGAAAGGAGGAGAAGAATATTGCCAAACAATAAAAGCAAAACTACCACATCTACTTCTCAATCAAAAGAAGATTTTGAAGTTTACATAACATCTGAGCCTGATGAAAATAGCATAATAATAACTAGTGCTGAAGAAGTTGAAAAAATGTTGTCGGTGGCACTAAAATCATTCGACCCCGAAAATAGAAAATATTCTGCTTACCTTTCAGATGGTACTAGCGTTTCTACACAATTAACACCATCTTATATCGACACATTGGCGGATGGTTGTCAAAATGATTTAAAGAAAATATTGGCTATTAATAGCATTATTCGTAAAAAGATAAATATTGATGATATTATTGGTCGTACATATGAATCTTTAGAAACGAATGTAAATACTGAATACACTTTATCATATAAAGATTTTAAAAATCAAAGAAACAAGAAGAAAATCTTAGAAAACACAAAACAGGTAATTGATGATTTTAATGAATTGATAAATATTAGGTCACTTTTAAGAAAATCTATCCCTATTGCATATGCTGAAGGCACATATATCACGTATTTGCGAGGTGATGGGGATAATTATGTAGTTGATTATTTTCCTCTTGGGGTAGCGGAAGTAAGTGACTATGAAGTCAATGGTAATCCATGTGTTTTGATAAATGTCGATGAGCTAAAAACAAGGCTTAGAAAGACAGTTTTAAAAAATAAAAAGGGCAAAGCTTTATTTTTTGAAAATGAAGAAAAAGAAATAAAGGAAAATTATCCAGAAGAAGTTTATGATGCATATAAAGCTAAAGATAAATATGCAAGATTAGACTCTGATCGTACTGGTGTAATCCGTATTGGGAATCTAAATCGCAGATATGGTTTAAGCCCTATTTTGAAAGCTGTAAAGGCAACATTAATGCTAGATACATTTGACCAAGCTGATTTAGTCACATCAAAAGCAAAATCAAAGAAAATAATACATCAAATATTAAGAAGTGAATTAATGGGGCAAGATGGCGATAAGGATACATATGCTCAAATGGCATACGCTCATGACAATCTAATGAAAGCATGGAAAATGCCTACGGTAGTAACTACTACCCCCGCTTATGTTGAGAAGATTGTTTATGTTGAGCCTAAAACTGAATTGACAAATGTGGATACAGTAAATCAGTATAGAAGTCGTGTTATGTCTGCTTTAGGAATATCATTTTTAAACACCGATGGTAAACAAACTGTATCTACCGCAGATATATCTTTAACTCAATTAATGAAAACGATTAATAAAATATCTGAACAATTAGAAGATATATTAAAACGTTGGTACAAAATTGTACTTAAAGATAAAAGAATTGATGTAGAATACTGTCCTAATATTAAGATCATTGATTCTGAGTTACTTGAGTTTGAAATGAAGAAACAATTATCAGAGTTCTTATTTACAAAGTTGGGGGCATCATACCACACGGCATATAAGATGGTTGGCATTGATGTAGGCAATGAAAAACAATTGCGTGAACAGGAAAACTTAGATGGGCTGAAAGATATA